TTTTTCAAAAATGGAATTAACTGTGATAGTCCAATAGAAAAAGTTGGAGTTGTTTTAGCATCATCGGTGATAATGCGTTTTGGTGCTTCATTAATATCTGCTGCTGATGCTGACTGTTGTCCTACTGGAATTGTATCAAGAAGGGTAGAATATTCAGAACCAACACGACCAAGAACACCGTATGGTTCAGTATATCCTCTTGCTCGAATAGAAGTCGCACTTGGTGCTGCCTCGATACTACGAGCGGTAGAACCCATAATAACATCATTACCAGATTGTTTTGGAATAGCAATTCCAGTCCTATATTCATTACTAAAATGAAGACGCTTCCAACATGCGTAATGTCCTAATGATTGTAAATCACTTATACGGCGACCGCCAATTTCTAAGTATGCTCGTTTAATAAGAGATAAACAACCTACAGAAGTGGGATAAAATGCGTTTAGAGGATTTCCAGGACCTCCAGGTTGTTTTACAGTTGCACTTATTTGAAGTTGTGAATTGGAATCAAGAACACCTTTACGGTCAAAAACAAATCTTGCACTTTTTTGTGAAAACACAACAGGAAATAAAAGGTCGGTATTCACATCGCTATGAACTTCAGGTCGTTCAATCACTTTAGTCTGTAAAACAGATGGTAGTTTCATTCCACTCATTTTTTCTTATATAATATACAAAGATATAAAAAAATTGTTTATGAAATTATTTGAACACCTCCATTTTGGAATACTGCCGTGCATTTATGCTTGACAAATAAGAAAATAGAATGAGGACGGAGAGAAACACCAGGGACAGGAATGGATTGAATTCTAAGACCAAAAGGAGATCCTCGAAAGTCAAATCCATTATAGGTTATTTTATCAAATCCAACACCCATATTAAATTGACCTCTTTTGTCTTCATCTACAATACTATAGCGGGAGCGGTCAAATCTTGCAGGATCATCATTAGTTAATGGGTATGATAATTCGGTCTTTAGGGATTTCTCGAAATTATAAATGCTCCATCCATCACGGATAATATTCAATTCTTCCCAGACCTTCACAGAGTCAGCAGTTCCATTAATTTGAGTAATTTCACTATCTAACTCGAAATCAAGGGGAATTCTAACACCTCCACGAGTGAATGTATAACTTCTAATGGGGACTTTATTTTCTAACATTCCATTTCCATTTTCGTATAACAATTGCATGGTTTGTGAAGAGTTATAATGATAATTATTCAACCATTCGCTGGGTATCATATTAGCAATAACAGATAGAGTTCTTCCAGTATTAATATTTAGGGTTAGTCCATAATCATTAGAATTCAAAACGGAATAGAATGAAGTGTAGGTGTTATATTCCAAAACACCATTTTGATTTGCGACCATCGCCTCTTGTGCCTGACGAGGTGGGACTTCAGTTTCAAAAGAACATATCATATTACTTAACTCATAGTATGCCCCACCATTCGCCATACCTGCTGTAGATGCGTTGTTTCTAAAGTAGTTGTTATGAACAACATAATTGGATGGTGCGAGTGTTATAACAATTCTTAATCCCTTTACTAATTGCATATCAATAGGATTGCCTTGTAGAAATCCATCAAGAAGAGGAAGAGAGAAATCAAATGGTTTATCTACCTTTTTAGCGGTAGAAACATCTTTAGAAAGACCACCATAAAATGTATCACAACCATTCAAGTATCCTTGGATGCTTTCATTTAATGGAATAAGAGAAGCACACATACGATTATAAGACTTGATGGTAGAGTATGTAGCACCTTGTAGATTTTGAATACTTAATGTTTCAATAATAGAAGACACACCAGTCCTACCATCAATCATAATATCATCACTTGGTGCATCTTCAAAAAACTCAGTAGCATTAGAAGGTTCTGAACCGTCGCCTTGTTTGAGACAAAATGTTCCGTTAATACGGAGAGATTTACCGTTCATAATTTTAGCAACTTGGGGAATTTCGAAAATAATCTGGGCAAGACCATTTCTATCAGAGAAAATTCCATCACCGAGATTTGTCGGCAAAACTTGAATATATTGACGAACACTCATTTATACTATATATAAATAATATATTTTTTTATGGTTCAATAAATTTACCAGATGAATTCACAACCAGACGGCGAAGTCCTCCTACATAATTAACCATCAATTTATTCATTTGCGGATTATCATAATCAATACGAAGAGAAATATTACCATCAGCGGCAAGATTGTAAATAGTTCCATATCTTGCTAAAGCACGGGCAATAAAAAAGTTAGTATCCTGATGGTCAAGTTGCTTTACCATGATTTTACAACTACCTAATGCCTTTTCACATTCGAATAGAGCAACTTGTTCAGTTTTTGCAGGTGTTTGTGAAAGAAGTCCTAAATTAACTCTACGAGTAGGTTGTAGTTTATTAGCAACCAAATAGTTATAAGATGATGCTGTGTCAATTACAGGATTCAAATTGTTATAAGAAACACTTGGTGCTACATTATTTTGAAGAGGGACGGAGAGAATAGCAGTTGCTCTGTGATTTGTTGCCGGAATATTGATTTGGACGACACGCTCACTTGCGTTAATATTATTACGATATGTATCAAAAGTCATATAATCTAATTTCATTCCCTCATCACTTTGAGATTGCTTTACAAGTGCTTCACTATAAGATGCGGGTGGAGAAGCAGTCTTTACAACAAATTCAACATCGTTAATTTCAATAGTAGGAGTAGTTTCAAACACTTCACTTGCCTTTACAAAACATGAGTTAGATTTTCTGTCAGGATTTTTATCACTCCCATTTGCTTTATTTCCAGCACCTCCAACAAAATCTGCTCCATCTGCCCCAGTACCATCAAGACCAACTTTAACAAAGCATACACCTCCAGCATTTTCACCAGCATTCACTTGAATTCCAGTAATTTTCCCTAAATCTTTTAATACAGTAGCACCACTTGTGTTATCAAAACCATATAGATTTTTACCTACGACAAGATTAGCAGACCCTACACCCTGATTTTTAACAATTGATGTGCCATTTTGAAGGGGTTCTGCACCAAGGATAGGGAAAAAATTATTTGTGTCATCATCTGTTAATTGATCAAATCCAGGGTTCTTTTCGCAATACAAATAAACTTCCGTTAGAGGTGCAGCGTTCATCGGTTCAGGTTTAATAATACCAAACCTACAACTGTCTCCGTCGCCAAGTGTTGATAGAGGGTTTCCAGTATCATCACAAATTCCTTCAGCAGTCCATAAGGACAGACACTCAGCGGCAGTTGCGAAATCGATTTCTACACGCAAACCCCCAACAATAAATGATGGAAACATTTTTGAACTTAGACTTCCAAGAACACCAGAATAAAGACGAAGTGCTACAACACATTCAACCGCTCTATCAGCAATTGTTTCATTTGTGGAGTATGTAGCATCGCTTCCTGTGGGCATCGAAACAAAGAGTTGTGATTGGTCGCAGTTTCTCGCAGGAAGGTTATCGTATTCCAAACCATCGAATGTTCGAGAACCTGGTTCAAGAAGTTCAGTCAAACCGCGGCGATTACGGATACTCCTGTTTTCACTATAAATATGAAGAAGTTGTGATAAGGTGTTGTAGTCTTGAATATTTTCTAAAAGCAAATTGGTTTGGTCATCATAGATGCGGAGGTTTCTAATTAATGAATGCACACCAGATTTTTTAGAAAAAGTAAGTAGTGCTGGTGCGCCCTTAATTTTAACTTTAAATTTGAGATAAGACTGTCTGCTGTCAATATTAGACATGAACGAAGGTATGTTAAACCTCACCGTGTCCCCATCGTGATACATCTGTTGCCTCATGGATGGTGCTATTACCGACTTTGATGGAATGGTCATATTGTATTGTGAAGATACAAATTGCGACATCTGTTTTATATTATAACAATATATTATAATTTTTTTCAATCATCTTTTTCCTTTATATACATGGACGGCAATACTTCGAATTAGGATTATTCAAATACTTTTGATGTCCTTTTGTTTTCTTGTGTCCCGCTTTATTCCGTTTTTGATAAGTCGAACCACATGGACATGGATTAGGTGTCTTTAACATCTCTTCATTCTCTTTTTTATACTCCTTCTTTCTTTTATTGTTCTTTTCTCTATTGTTCGCATGATATATCTTCTTCTTTTCGCTTATCTTTTCTTTATTTTCTTCGTTATATGTCTTTTGTTTTGCGTATATTTTTTCTTTATTTTCTTGATAATATTTCGCTTGATATTCACTAATCTCTCCTTTATGGTCTTCATTATATTTCTTGTTTCTTTCATCAACCTTTTCTTTATTTTCTATATACCACTTCGCTTGATATTCACTTATCTTTTCTTTATTCTCTTCTTGATATTCTTTTGTAGTCCTACCAGCAATTCGTTTATTTACACAACAAGTCGCTCTAATGGTTTGACCTTCTTTTTTTCTTAACTGGTCTTTATTTTCACATGAATGTTCCTCAATCAATTCAATATATGCATCATTATATTTTAAAATTTCATATGATGATACATAATTACGATAACCTTTTTTCCAATTTTCAAAATCTCTTTTATGACCTCTTAATCTTTCATATAATGATTGTGTTGTGCTTCCAATATAAATATCATCTGTTTTATGACTTCGAATAGAATAAATCTTCCCCTTTGAATAATCAGGCATTATACGGTTATATACGGGTTTTCTTTTAAATCAATTTTCTTATTAATATAATCCATATGCTTCTGTGAGCGCTTGTGTCTTGCTCTATGCGAGAGCGTATATTGACCACCGCATACACAATTAAATTTACGTTTCCTTCTTTCCTGATAGACCTTATCATATATGTGTGCCATCTCTCTTTATATTTATCCTTGAGTTAAATTATTCATAGGATTAACAGGTATTTGGTTGGGTAAATACCCAGCAGCATCCGTTCCTTTCTGTCTAAACATAAGCACCACATTAGTAGAACCCACAAGCAGTTTCTGTGAAATATTTTCATCATTAGTAATATGTAAATCCAATTTATTCAGCGTTAAATCTTCAAGGTTATTCAGGTCAATCCAGAGTAATTGTGGTGATGAATGACTATACACCCTTTCATCATTTATGTCCATTATGTTGTTTATGTCTAAAGCACTAAACACATATACGGTCTTATTTTGACTACTTACGACACCGTTTTGAGATTGAATTGGTAAATTTGTTATTTGAACATGATTTGTAAAAGCGTTGTCGTTGATCGTTATATCATACTGACCAATAAACTCATACTTACCATCACTATCAGTATCTGTCAATTGTATGATTGATTGTTTTGATAAAGATTGTGTCCAACCTAATAGCAATCCAATATCAAGATTTCTTGGTTCTCCTACTACAAATCGGTTGTCCATAGCAACATCTTTAATAAGTGATGCTGATGGTATATCTCTTATTGTATTCACCAAAAACTGAACATCTTTTTCTGGTCTTGAGTTCTCACCTACGAATACATCAGGAGTAACACCAATTAATTTAGGTGTTGTAACCCCGCTATCATTTTTCTGTAATAAGGTTTCATTAGACAAGTTTGTCTTGAAGAAATGAGTATATGCGTCGAGTGAGGTATATCTATCTGCACTCTTGAGACCTGCTTGTAATCTTTCCAAATATCTGTAAGACCTTCTTACATCATAATAACCTTTTGTGTAATGTGAATGATTGTCAGCAATATGATAAGAAATAAGACCCATATCGCCGAAATATGATGGAATATAGAATGCATCTTCTGTTGTATAATCATCTAACATATCGTATAACAATACCCACCCTTTAGTAGGGTCAGCATTTACATTTGGTGGTGCTGCGTTTTGTTCTTGATTTGTAGAAATATGTAAATCTAATGTTGCGTTGCTTGAACTCTGTGAAGAAGCATAACTGAACATAACACGCATATAACGATGAGAAGTTAAAATCTCATCACCCGCAGTAAAAGTAGGGTCAAATTCTGAGGAAGATGCTATTGCTGGGGTTTGCGGTAATATTGTTCCATTTACACTTCCTTTAAATTGCATCATTCGAACATCTATACCAGCACTCACAAAAGGATTTGGAGGATTTGTTTCAAGAAACCAAGGCACACCTGTAAATTGCACAAAATTTACACCATCATTAGAAACTTCAAATCCTAACCTTTCTTTAACCCCACCAGAATCAAAAGTTTGAGCGAATAACCAGTCGTTCATTTTTATCTTACATGAAAATCCTTCACCAGCATCAAAAGTTGTTCTATAAACTGCGGAATTTGATACAGCATCTTTATTTAGAGATAATTCGACCCTTTCTGCTGGATTGCCGTTTCCATCTATATCTTGCATATTAAGAACATCACTATCTCTAAATACACCATTTAAGGTATTATTAGAACTATTGTTAATTACATGAGTATGAACAACAGTAGAAAGAGGAACACTAACACTTCTTGTTGGTGCAGCGGGTGCGTGATACGGTTCGTCGGTTTTTAAATTATAACTGAGGGGTTCAGTAAGAACAGGCATCGTATAATCAATTGCCATCGTATATGGAGAAGACCATCGAAAACGAAATAATAGATTTGCTTTTAACCTTGGTGAAGAATCATTATAAGTATTTATAACATATTGATTTACGGAATCGAATTGATATTCAGGGGTTACGGCAGAGTTAATACCATTCGATAGTTTTTTAATATCTAATTTTTCACCTACATCGATATATTTTGAATCTTCTAATGTTCCATTTTGTGGGTCTAAAATTTCTGCCTGTGCAACTAAAGTTCCATTTCCAGCATCATCTTCCTCTTCTTTAATTCTTATACCTAATACATATCTCGCATACATACCTTCTGGTATATCTTCATTAACACTCGCATTTACATCAACATTCGTAGAAAATTGTTCAAGGGCATCTTGGAAATCACGACTTTCTGGATTTACTAAATTCTCAGCAAAATGCTGGATAAAAGGAATACTTTGAACTCCAACAAATTGTTCTGCTATACCGCAAAACCCTATATCACTTGAACTTCCTACATATGCAGCATCGAAGTGCGTATCTGCTGCTGTTTTTGATTGATTAGCAAATCCATATAGTGCGTATCCCCCAGATTTTACAGGACCACCACCAATACCTTCATGTCCTCCACCATTTGCTTTCGGTGTTTCATCACCGATAAATTTTTTAATACCAGTCGAAGAGCATGTTATAGAAAATGCATTTTCATCAAAATCAGGTAGTTCTAATGCTGTAGCAGGGAAATTTCCCCACAAATAATCGTCGTTTAATAAAGTATCTAAAGTATATTGTGTATTATAGAAATTCGCATCGGTGTTTCCCGTATCATTCATATTCGGTGCTTGATTTACCTCAGGTTGAAAAAATTGTGTAGTTCTAGACCACCTACCACCTTCAAGACCTTTGGCATCTTCTCTTAGTAATTCTGCCTCCACAATATCAGCATCTTGTTCATTAATCCCAGGGGGAGACACATATCCATCACTATAAGTAATAGTTTTAGTATTTCTACCAAGACAATTAAATCCTTGATTGAATTGAGATGCTGCAAAAGGTCGTGGGGTTGCAATAATATCCACTTTATCTTCTTCGGTATAAAGCATATTTATTCCAGCGTAATCGAATCTTCCTTCTACATCATAATGCACAAACGTTTTTTGTAATATACCTTTGTATTCCTCGTCCATCGTACTGGATATATTGTTATAATCGCCGTCAGGATTATATGAATTTGCTAATTCTCCGAGAAACGAAGATTGTTCTCCCCAATTACTTACAAACTCCTTTGTTGGAATGATTGGTACAGGCATGTTCAGGGCAGGGTGTCCTACTACCATATAAAACGGGTTGCCAGATATACCACCATTTTTGTTTAATGTAAATTGGGATGATATATACGCAACTTGGGAATTCTTAGGAATGTGTATTGGATTAGTGAAATACGAAGTAAATCGGTAAGGTAATAAATTGCTGTGGCGATCTTCTTGGACACTTCTATCGTCGTTCTTACAGAATACTAATGACATCTTATATATACTATAAATATAAAAAATCTATCACTTTTAATTTTTCAATTTATTTCTCTCTTTATAGTATATAAATGACTGATCAAAACAAGATATTATTTAAGAAGTTGAAATCAGATAGGAAGGTTAAAGAATATAAGAATAGAAGGAAGTTAGACCATGGTTCAGAATGTGAAATTGGTAATGAAAATAGAGAGATGAAGGAGTGGATTGCTGAGATGTCTTGCTATAAACCTCCAAAAAAAAGACTGCCGAGAGATAAAGATGTATTTATTTAAAACCGAAACCATGATGGAAATAAACAATTCCCCTCCTTTATAATCGAGTTAGAAGACCCATCATGTTCCTCCACAATATCCTTCATAAAACTCTTCGTTCTTCGTCTATATTTTTGTTTTGCTTTTTTCTTCACCCTCCTCTTCTTTTTGACAGACAATTTTCTTCCAGCACAATCACTATTACTATCAGCGTCATTAGAATCACAATCATTATCCATTATTATATCATGATATTATATATAGAATGCCATATTTAAAATCAGAATATACATTCAAAAAGTTCGAGAGATCAAAAAATAAGTCAAAAAAATACGATGCTATATTGGTTAATAAGAAGACAGGAAGAGAGAAAAGAATGGCATTCGGTAGTGCCAACATGCAACAATACCGCGACCGCACAGGTTTGGGATTATATAAAAGTAAAGACCATTTAGATAAGACTAGACGAAAAGCATTCTTAGATCGATTTAGAGGGACAAGAGAAAGACAAAACTGGAAGAAGGAATATACTCCGCTAATGTTTAGCACTCGGTTTTTGTGGTGAAAGAGAGAACAAAAAAAGGTATTTCACCTCTTTACATTTTTGAATTCTAAAGAAAAGAATATAATAAATTGAAATATTAAATGGACAAATTAATACATGGAGATTGTCTTATACAATTGAAGAATATAGAAGATAATAGTGTGGATTGCTTCATATGTGATTTACCATATGGCAGCACAGATTGTAAATGGGATTGTAAGATAAATCTTGAAGATTTATGGAGAGAACTAAAACGGATTGCCAGAAATGATAATACACCTTACTTTTTCTTCTGTGATTTTAGATTTGCAATTGAATTGTATAATTCAAATCCTAAAATGTTTCGATATGATTTAGTATGGTATAAACCGAATAGCAATTGCGGACATCTTAATAGTGGAAAAATGCCTATGCGTAATCATGAATTATTATTGGTATTCTATAAGAAATTACCTACTTACAATAAAGAAACATACCATAAAAAAATAAGTAATGAAAGTGTATATAAAAAAGACGCTTATGAAGGAATTTATGAAACTTCAATTGATACGAATTTTATTTTCGGTAAAAAATATGATGTGCCATTACCTAAATCAGTATTAACTATATCTTGCAAAAGTAATATGAGTAAAAAACGATATCATAAAACAGAGAAATGTCAAGGCATTTTAGAATGGATTTTGAAATACTACACAAATGAAGGGGACACTATACTTGACCCTACGATGGGAAGTGCTTCTACTGGTATAGCATGTCAAACATTAAATAGAAAGTTTATAGGGATTGAGAAAGATGAGAAATACTATAATATAGCGAAAGAGAGAATAGAAAATAATAAAGATAAATATTAAATGGAATTAATACATGGAGATTGTATAAATGAATTGAAGAATATAGGAGATAAAAGTGTAGATTGTTTTATATGTGATTTACCATATGGGACCACGGATTGTAAATGGGATAATAAGATTGATTTAGATGAGTTATGGAGAGAACTAAAACGGATTGCCAGAAATGATAATACCCCATACTTCTTTTTTTGTAATATGAGGTTCGCTATTCAATTATATAATAGCAATCCTAAAATGTATAGATATGATTTA